CGGTGAAACCACTTGACATGCGGGTCCGCTGGCTGGGGGAACTGCCGACCATTTGGATGACCCTGACCCCGGAGACAAGCGCCAAGGTAGCGTACCACGCCCATCCTGAGCACGTGGACGGTGACTGGTATGTGACCATCAACGACATCGAAAGCAAATCACAGCTTGCCTCTGCCACAGGCAACGAGGATGACGTGCTAGCCCTACTCATGAAACACGGTGCCCATGAAGCTCACTGAGATCCTCGACCAAGCCGCGTACCTGCACATCGCTCAGCGGTTCCTTGAGAAGCGGGGCATCGGCTCCCAGCTCGTTAACTCGAACACCCTCCTGCGAGTTCGCACCGATGGAGATGGTGACGGGGTCGCTGAGGTATGGGTGGACGACGGCTCCTGGCTCATTCGCTGGTACCAAGGCGGCGTACAGGTAGGGGTCGTTAAGAACCTGACCTTTGAAAAATGCATGGAGCGGCTGCAGGGACCAGTTCCTGCCTACGAGGCCGTTACCCCTGGCTACAAGGTCCATGATGGCGAGGCATGGGAACGGCCCATCTCCGCCCCTCTGATCTGGCGTGCCATTCGCCATGCCACTGAGGTAGAGAAGAAGACCGTCTGGTCCGATATCCCTGGAGCTGAGGGTGAATGGACCATTCGCTACAGCGAGACACAGAAGCCGCGTATGAAGCCAGGTGGTTCCATTGAGGACCTTCGCTACTTCTACGTCAGGGTCCAGGACGGTCATGGCGGCGACAACTGGTTTGAGATCATTCCAGAGGATGATGACCTGCTGGAGATGCACCCCGATAACGTGGGTGGCTACGAGATCACGAACCCGGATGGGGGTTTCCAGACATGAAGATCGCTGAGCTCCTCCAGGAAGAAGAAACCACCCTGCTTGCCGGCATCATCGCCAGCCTGCTGAAGAAGGGGGAGAAGGTAGTCGCCTTCGCTGAGGTCTGGGAAAAGGATCCCAAGAAGATGAAGCCTGACTTGTACCCGGTGGCTCGTGTCTCCGAGAAGCGAGTCTACCTGAAGGTCGGCCAGAACGCCACCACCTGGTTCGAGCTGAATGGAGATGATCCCCACCACGGTGACGACAAGATGTACTTCAAGAAGGAAGGCGACACCTGGGTCCTGGCCGAACCGAAGAGAAAGTTCATCCGCACATGAAGGTCACCGAGCTGCTTGAGTCCCTGGATGGCATGCTGAAGACGATCATTCAGCAGCGCCTGGACAGGCACGACCCAGTGAAGCTCGACTTCTGGGATGAGGGTTTCACCTACCAGGGCTACATCACCCTGATGCGCGGCAACACCATTCACTCCATGCATACCAAGCGGAATGGTGACACCGAGACTGAGCGCTACGTCCTTCCCCTGGATGCCGACGAGCGCTTCACCCTGCGCAAGATTGAGGGCGTCTGGCACCTGCAGGGAATTTGACCCCCGGCAGGTTGTAAAGACGGGATCGCATACGGGATCCCTACATGAAGATCGTCTACATTCACGGGCTGAACCAGAGCTCGCACTCCTTCAACTACATCCGAGCACAGCTCCCAGAGCATGACTGCATCGCGGTCAACTACGCCTCCCACCAGCCGCTTCGCGACTCCATGCAGGAGGTACGTGACAAGCTGCCCAAGGGGAAGTTCAGCCTGGTAGGTCACTCTCTCGGTGGCGTCCTTGCCATCCTGATGGCCGCTGAGCACGTTGACCGGTGTGAGAAGGTCGTCACCATCTCCGCTCCCCTGGCTGGATCAAAGGCCGCTGCTGGACTGCGCTGGTTTCCAGGCCATCCAAAGATCGTAGAGGACCTGACCCCTACCAGCCCCAAGATCGAGCTGATCAGCCAGCTGAAGCTGCACCTGCCCACCCTTTCCATCATCTCCACCGCTGGCGCCCTGCCAGTAGCACGAGAGCCAAACGACGGTATCGTCACCATCGAATCCCAGAAGGCCCTTCCCTTTGGCAAGAAGCTAGAGGTGAAGGCCAACCACTTCGAGGTCCTCATGCATGAGAAGACCGTGAAGCTGCTCAATGACTTCCTCTTTGGAGACCCAGCATGAAGATCCTTTCCAAGCGCGCCCGTGTTGACATCGATCTGGCGCAGCCAGCAGGTGATGGCATTCGTCACCTTGCCCAGCACGCCCTGACCACCTTTGCTGGTGGCTATGACCCGACCAGCATCACCGAGGACTTCATCTTTGGTCTCGGTTCCGGTCGTGGCTCTAAGGTCCTGACCCTGGATGACGTTGGCATGGACAAGGCCCGCCACGAGGCGCTGGTCCGGTGCGTGAACGACCCGGTCTACTTCATCTCCACCTACTGCCAGGTGCAGCATCCCGTCAAGGGCTACTGCCAGCTGGACCTTCAGTCACGTCCCTACCAGGAGGAGCTTGTCCGGCAGGTAGAGGCCAACCAGAACCTGATCATCAAGCACCCTCGCCAGGCCGGCATCACCAGCGCCATGCTGGCGTACGCCCTTTGGATGGCCTGCTTCCAGCCCTGCAAGAGCATTCTGCTGGGAGCTGTGAGCCACAACCAGGCCATGGATCTCCGGCAGCGGCTTGATCTGATGTACGCTCGTCTGCCGGCCTGGATGAAGCCAGCAACGCGCTACTCCAATCGTCACTGCCTGGAGCTGGACAACGGTTCTGTCATCCGGTACCAGGCCATCTCTGAGCACTTTGGCCGGGGGATCAGCTTCAGCCTGTGCTACCTGGACAGCTTTGCCCATGTGAAGCCTGAGATCCAGGAGTACGTGTACGACTGCATCGTTCCGACCGTGGTGCAGGGTGGCAAGCTCCTCATTGCCTCCACCCCTGATGAGACGAACACCTGCTTCCACTCGCTCTGGGTGAATGCCTGCGAGGGTGTCGGTCCATTCGTTCCCTTCAGCGTGCAGTTTCAGGAGCTGCCCCAGTCCAGCATCATCAACTGCAGCAGCCTGAAGAGCATCCTTGGGGAAGTCGCCTTCAAGCGGGAATACCTGGCTGAGTTCGTCGAGCCGGCCCATGTAGAGCCCCAGCTCCTGGACAAGATCACCGGCATCGTGCCATCGCAGCGGCCAAAGGACTTCATGTGGGAGCTGCCGGACCCAGCTGACCGGGACCTGGGCATCACCGAGGCCCGCTACCGGTGAAGAATCCCCAGATCAAGCGGGCGTACGCTACCGCCGAGTACACGCCCAAGATGATCCAGGAGCTGCAGAAATGCAGCAAGGACCCGGTGTACTTCCTCCGGAACTACATCATGGTGCAGCACCCTACCAAGGGCACCATCAAGTTCGACATGTACGAGTACCAGGAGCGCTTCGTCCGGGCCATGCATGAGAACCGGTTCGTCGTCACCCTGCAGCCACGCCAGTGCGGCAAGACCCTGACCGTGGCCATGTACCTGCTGTGGTACGCCATGTTCAACCCTGACTCCACCCTGCTGATTGCCTCCAAGAACCAGGGACACGCCCTGGAGATCGCTGCCCGGGTCCGCTTCGCCTATGAGGAGCTGCCCAACTGGATCAAGTGCGGGGTGAAGTACTACAACCGCCACAACCTGGAGCTGGACAACGGTAGCCGGATCATCAGTGAAGCCACCACCGAGAAGACCGGTCGAGGCTTGGCCCTGACGAAGATCTACCTGGACGAGCTGGCCTTCATCAACAAGCGGATCCAGGACGAGATGTGGGCGTCGCTCTCCCCTACCCTGTCTACCGGTGGTAGCGCCATCATTTCCTCTACCCCGAACGGTGACACGGAGCTGTTTGCCCAGCTGTGGCGCGGTGCCATGGCCGGCTTGAACGGCTACAAGCCCTTCCAGGTGGACTGGAGAGAGCACCCTGAGCGGAGCGATGACTACTGGGACCTGATGGTTGGCCAGCTTGGGCTGCTCAAGTGCCGGCAGGAGGTCGGCTGCGAGTTCCTGTCTTCTGATGCCATGCTGATCAACAGCATGAAGATGCACCAGATCGCCGGCAAGCAGGTGCACCATGAGAACATGGGCTTCAAGTTCTGGGTGCCGCCAGAGGAGCTTGGTGGGGCCAACAAGACGTACCTGGTTTCCTGTGACCCGGCCACCGGTGCTGGCAAGGACTTCAGTGTCATTGAGGTGTTCGACTTCCCGCAGCTGAACCAGATCGCTGAGTACCGGACGAACGATGTCAACATTCCCCTGCTCTATGCCAAGTTGAAGTGGGTCATCCTGCTTCTGAGCGACTACACCCAGGGCAAGGGCCGGTCGGAGGTGCTCTGGACCTTTGAACGGAACGGCATCGGTGAGGCCCTGAGCGCCCTGTACCAGAACGACGAGAAGCAGCCCGAGCACGCTGAGCTGTACTGCGACCAGCCAGGCAAGTACGGCGTCTACACGTCCGGCAAGAGCAAGGTCCTGGCCTGTCTGCAGCTGAAGCAGCTGATTGAGAAAACGGTCAACGGCCTGCAGATCAATAGTGAGCACCTCCTGTACGAGCTGAAGAACTTCGTGGCCAAGGGCGGTTCCTATGAGGCCAAGTCAGGTGCCACCGATGACGCGGTCATGGCCACGGTCGGCATCGTCCGGCTCTTGAAGCGCCTATCCGAATGGAATGACGATGCATTTCGCCAAGTAAACGAATATGTCAACCCGATGGATCCAGACGACTCCATGGGAGATGAGCCGGTACCGTTCGGGGTCTTCTAACCGGCCAGGTCCCGGCTGACCTTGGCCATGATGACCTTCTTGAGCTGCTCTCGCCGGGCCCGGAAGGTGCTGGTCTCAGCCGTCACCAGGGACACGGCATCATGGTCCTTGTGCACGCTGTCCAGGGTCTTGGCCCAGCCGGACATGTAGAGCACCTTCACCTTCTTGGGAGTGATCTTCTCCACCAGCCCGAAGGTGAGCCCCTTGCCGGAGACGTTCGTTACGACGTAGTCGCCGACCTTGACCTCCTGCCCCAGGAAGTCGTTCACGGTTGCTCGCCGACCTTGACCGCGATGGTCAGGCTGGAGGGGTAGTGACGACCGTTGAGCTCGTACGTCAGGGGACCGACGGTTTCACCGGCCTGGTAGTGCTTGACCTGAGCTCCCCGAAGGGCGCAGCCGGTGGTGACCGTCGTGACCCGCTGGATGGCCTTGGTGAGGGCCGCCTGCAGGGCGAACGCGTCGTCCAGGCTGAGTTCCAGGAAGTGGCTGTTGTTGCTGTGTTGGATGAACATCACTTGACCTGCTTTAGCAGCGAGCGGAACTGGATCTGGGTGGAGCCGTCCCGGAACTTGATGACCGCGGTCCGATCATTGGGACCAGGGCGAACGATCTTGACTTGCTTGCCGGTGATGCGTTCGATCAGCTTCATTGTGCGGTTCCTTTCGGTGTTGATGTGTCCATTATACATCAACCTGCGGAGATGTGCCAACTATTACATCTTGCCGGCGTTACACTTCTCCTGTGTACTTCCTGGGCACCGGGCTTACAATGACTTCAGTGGGTCACCTACCTTTAAGAGTGCCGAAATCGAGACCGGGCCTGAGAGCTCCATGGAACTGTTACACCTCGGCTGTGTACAACCTGCGCCGGCGTGATACAATAGTACCATGAACAAGCCACTCAGCCCCTTCCTCCAGGACTGCATCGACATCGTGCGCCTGCAGGTAGAGCGCTACAACGCGGCCACGGACAAGACGCACCGGCAGCATCTGCGCCGGATGATCTCGGTCACCATCCGCAACCTGACCGACCATCCCGAGTTCGGCACCTCCATGTCGAAGGCCGCCAAGTCCCTGGCCGACAGCCTTGGGATCCCGCTCCAGGAAATGACCTACGACACCCAGCCCAAGTGGGACAAGGGCCGGCAGCTGTTCGCCTACGAGCACATGGTGCCGGTGAAGAACCTCATGTACGCCTGCATCGCCGATCCGACCAAGGTAGCCGAGGTGCTGCAGTCCGCCAAGATCGTCTGGGTAACCCGTCCGGAGAACTTCCGGCTGAACGACCTCGGCTACTCTCACAACCGGCCTGATCCTGCGAAGTGCTACGAAGAAGCGGGCATCGTGCTGGCCGTGTAGTACAATGCACCATGCGACACATTTCCTACTGCCACGCCACCCTCGATGTAGTTGAGGCCGAGTCGTTTCTTGCTGCTCTGCCTGAACGCATTCGAATCGTCAAGAGCTACCTAGGTCCAGAGAGGTTGGAGCTCCTGCTTGCCTACGGTCCCGTTCTCAAGGCCAACCAGGACGACATCAAAAGAGTGATCACCCCGCTGGCCACTTCCCTGACTCAGATGTACTACCGCACCACTGAACATGAGCTGGCCCCGGAGGTCCAGATCGGTCCCAGCCCCGTTCCTTCCCTTGCTGTCTATCTCAGGGCTGGACACCCCTTCCCAGAGGCCAAGCGGAGAATGAAAGAGGGCATCCAGCCCTAGCGCGTGGAATATAGCATTAGGTGCTAGATAGCGCCCGACGTGCCAAACACATTGCTAGATAGCGTTACACTCTCGATGTGTACATCGGCACCAACCTGTGTATAATGGACACATCAACACCGAAAGGACAGGAACATGGCAGATCCCAAGGCAACCACGATGGAGCTCCCGGTCAAGCTGGTCCGCCAGATCGCCATCCTGTCGTTCGAGACCCAGCGCGAGGCCGTCAAGGAGCGCGTCAACTTCGTGGCGCAGTGCATCAACGACCAGCGCACCCTGACCAACGGCAAGTTCCTGCGCCGGCACGGCATCCTGAAGCCCCTGCCCCTGTATGACATGGAGACCATCTACGCCGAGTGGAAGGAGCTCTACCTGGCCGGCAAGATGGAGTACTACCACCCGGCCCATGACTACTTTCACAAGTCGAAGACCACCTGGTGGAAGCGCCTGCGCCAGTTCTCCCAGCTGCCGGAGGCCGATGATGGCAAGACCATCCGCATGGCCATGGAGGACCTGGACCTGATCGACTACACCTTCTTCCTGCCGAAGGTCACCGAGGCGAGCGCGACGTGAAGCGAGTGTCAAAGAACCATTCCCTGAACGTTGACCTGCAGCTGGAGGTCCAGGGACTGAAGCGCCGGGTCATGGAGCTGGAAGCCCAGCTGGCCGTCCGAACCGAGCTGAAGGACGAGGCCATGCAGCGGTACGTCTCCGACTCGATTGCTGCCTGGAACGCCGCCATCCGGTCCTGTGGCAAGCCGAAGCCGGGTGAATCGGAAGCGCAGTACAAGGCACGCCTGCTGGCGTACGGCAAGAAGTAGGAACTGTTACAGTCTTGATGTGTACATTCCGCACCGTTGATGTATAATGGACACATGAACAAGCAGCCCACCCCCTTCCTGATCGCGTTCGTCCAGCCAGTCGCCTTTCACGACATGGGCGGCAACCTCACCAAGCGCTTCGAAACCGGTGATGTCATCCACGCCACCGCGGATACCGGCACCCACTACGTGACCACGATGGGCGGCATCTACCACGATGAGGCACGGCGTGTCGACGGTGAGGAGCTGATCACCTACGCGCACCAGAACGGTGACGGCAAGATCCGGTTCCGCCAGCACGCCAAGGACACCCTCCCTCCCTGGGCCGTGGACTTCAAGCTGGACACCGAGGGCTGATACGCCGCGTAACACTTCTCCTGTGTACATCTACGTCGCTTGATGTATAATGGACACATCAACACTAAAGGTACCGACCATGACTCACATTGACCGCCTCAGCAAGAACCTGGTTTCGATCGTTCGTCCTGGTCCCAATCGCCGGACCGTGGTCATCAAGCACCCGGATGGCAGCACCCAGGTCCAGTTCAAGTCCCTGCTCACCAAGATCTGAAGGAACGCATCATGATCAACGAAGCCCGAGTTCAGCAAGTCATGCAGCAGACCGGTATGGGCCAGGTCCAAGCCTTCCACCGGGTCCAGCAGGAACAGGTGCTGGCTCGCCGCCCCAATCCCTTCCCGCTCGGCAAGAACAACTCCATCGACCACGATGCCGAGTACGCCGAATGGGCGAAGCGCAATCCTGAGCTGGCCGCCCGCCACGCCTGATCATGAGCACCTTCCAAGCCGTGGACTCCATGCACCTGACCGCCTACCTGGCCAACGGCGGCTGGGTCGTCGCTCTCCTGGCGATGCTCGCCCTGGTCGCTCTCACCTTCTCCTTCGGCTTCGCCCCTCGGTTCGTCAACGACTGGGTCACCCGTCAGATGTGGGATAGCGAAGCCGCCATCAGGGCGCTCGTCAAGTACCGCAACAAGGGCGAGGTCTCTCCTGAACGGTTCGAAGAGCTGAAGGTGGAGATGGACCGGGTCTTCTCCGACTCCATGAGACTGGTCGAGCTGAAGATCTCCCTCCAGGACCGCAAGGCCCGGGTAGCCAGGCGCCGGCCCATTCAGCGCAAGCTCGGCAGGATCTGACCAATGTTCGCTGCCCAGTTCGTACGCGTCACCGCTGGTTTTACCGACCGCCAGCGCCAGGCCGCCGAGCTCCTGATTGCCGGCGTCGCGTTCCAGGACACGGGCACCCGGTGGAATGTGATCAGCCATGAGGGTGACCAGATCGGGACCATGTCCACCTTCGTTGTGTGCGAAACATCTCACATGCTGCAGCAGGCCGGCTTGAAGCGCAACAACAGCATTCATTACCAGGGCCCACACGCCCACCCCTGCCCTCGCTTCCCCGGTGCCCAGGTCTGCACCTTCGCCCACAACAACTTTCCACCTGATGAAATCCAGAAGATGATGGAGCGCCGGTTCAAGAGGCCTTTCACCCTGCTATGAGAACGACCATGCCTGACTTCCCTCAGTTTCGCGTCACCAGCAACGGCCTCTGGTACCGTGTCGAGTACCGTGCCGACATCACCTGGCTGTGGGTCAACGCGGCAACGGTCGACTGCTACAGCAACATCCCCGGCCGGTTCAAGATCTATGACGAGGCGCTCAAGACATGTGAGTTCCTGCGTGATGGCAACGATCCATTCACCTTCGTTGAGGTAAAGCCGGTCGAGATCACCGTTTCTCGCCGCTAGGAAGCACCATGACCAAGCCGGTACCTGCCAACCAGGTGAACCTCGCACGCACCTTCAACCGGCTGCACAAGCTGGCATGGCACTCACCTCCATCGGTGCGGAAGAAGTGGCTAACCGTCTACCGGCGCTGGGTCAACCGGCACCTGCCAGGTAACGCCTCTATCCGGTACCTGACCCTCTACACCCCTGACCCCTGGCTGTAAGGGCTCCCTGGCATAAGGCTCCTCCAGGAGCCTTTGTGCTGCGTGCCTCCAGGGCATACCTACACCAAGAGGCCTTTCTACACAGTGCCTACCAGAGGCAACGGTACAAAGCCTCCCCAGGGCCTCTGTACCAAGTGCCTGCAGGGCAGTACTCACCTAAGAAGTCGCTGAAGGTGACGGCCGCGGAGGGTCTGTGAGCGACCTGAGGCCTCCGGGGAGCGCTTCCGGGAGTGCCCAGGACGGGGTGGATCATCTCTGATTGTCTCTCAGATTGGGCTCTAATAGGGAAGGGGAGCGCAGGCCCCTATAAGAGGGGAGCGCGTGGGCGCTTACCATAGAGGGGAGCCTCACACCATGGCAGGAGGGAGAGGAGGGGTTCATGCCCGGCTTTTTCTTTCTCCCGGTACTGGAGTGGTACTGAATGGTGTAGGGCTCACCATGAGGTGAAACGCCTCAAAATGTGCTGGGGCGGGGGCGCTTCGCGCCGGGAGAGTGGAAGTACGGTGAAGGGTCGCAGGGTCCTAAATAGGTCCGTAACCTACACCACCACTCTCTTAGGGGTAATCTCATGCTCGTAGATGGCATCTCACTCATCGAAGGTTCGGACATCTCCAACCTCGTTGTCAACTCTGGTCCTTCGTTCCCTTCTTCTCCCGATGTCGGTGAGCTGTTCTACAAGACCTCGGCTACTGCCGGTCTGTACGTGTATGACGGTTCGGGCTGGGCTCAGGCCGGTTCGGCTGAGGCAGGTGGTATCTCTGGTCAGCTGCAGGTCAACTCGAGCGGTGCTCTGGCTGGTGTGGCGAACATGTCGATTGCTGGCTCGGTCCTGACGGTCGGTGCGGTTGACACGACGTTTCAAATTGTCGGTCCTGGCACGAACATTGGTGGTCAGACGGCCGCGGCCATTCAGATCAAGGCAGGTGACTACAACCAGACGTCGTCGATCGGCGGTACCGTCACCATTCAGGGTGGTTCACACACCGGTCTCGGTGGTACGGGCGGTACAGCGGTTCTTCTCGGTGGCACGGGCGTCTACACGGGCGGCAACGCGGTAGTACAGGGCGGCTACGGAGCTGGCGAGAGCTACACGAGCAACCCGGGTGGCAACACGCTCATCAACGGCGGTGTGGCCACCGGTACTGGTTCGGGCGGCTACATCGCTTTCCAAACCGCGGTGTCGACGGTTCTCGCGGAGCGCCTGCGTATCGAGAACACGGGTGGCTGGCGCCTGAGCGGTACCGTGGGTGCCGCGGGTGAGGTGCTGACCTCCAACGGTCCTGGTGCTACCCCAACGTGGCAGCCGACCGGGGCCGCAAGCGTGCTCGAATCGAACATCGTTGACGGTTCTATCCTCGCTCGTGTGGCGGGTAACGAGATCATCTCCGGTACCTGGACGTTCAACAACGTGGTGGCTGGTGCTACCCCAACGGTGGACTCCCACCTGGCCACGAAGGGCTACGTCGACTCAGTCGCGTCTGGCCTGGACCCGAAGGCATCGGTTCGTGCCGCTACCACTGGCAACATCACCCTGTCCGGTACCCAGACCGTGGACGGTGTGGCGCTGGTTGTCGGAGACCGGGTGCTGGTGAAGGACCAGTCAACCGCTTCCGCGAACGGTATCTACGTGGTCAACGCCGGTACCTGGACCCGCTCTCCTGACGCGGACAACTCCCCGGTCGGTGAGGTCACTTCTGGCATGCACACGCTCGTTACGAGCGGTACCCTTAACAGTGGCGCTGGCTTCGTGCTCGCCACTCCAGACCCGATCAACCTCGGCGTTACCGCTCTCAGCTTCACGCAGTTCAGCGCGGCCACTCAGACGACCAACGCGAACGACCTGGTTGGCACGACGCTGGCCGCGGGTGTGGTCAGCTCCTCGCTCACCTCGGTCGGTACGCTCAGCTCTCTCAACGTGTCAGGCGCGGCATCGGTCGGTACGCTGACCGCCACTGGCTCGACCGTCATTCTCGGTACGTCAGGTTCAACCACGACGGTCCGCACCCCGAACGGTGCGGTCAACACCAACGCCATGACCATCACGGTCGGCGACAACAGCGCTGGCATTCCTGGTCTGTTCAACCTTCAAGGTGGCACG